GGGTTCATCAATATCATCTAGTGAGTGTGAATAATCTGGTTCTTTAATCCAACTAACTTTAACTATAGAGTGTTTAACGTCTTTCCTAATTATACCTCCATCTTTTTTTAATATTGCAACAATACCTTCTAAATTACCACCGTGTATAACATATTGTTTTGAATCACCACGTTCATTTGCTATCAGTATACCTTTTTTAACTGCCTCTTCAACATCTTTTACAGACAAACTATCTGCAATTACTTTATCATATGAAAATGCAGGTATAGGTGTCCAACCTCTAAAATAGCAAGGTATCTTTTGTGCCATACCTGCGTGATATACTTCGTGTGTTATTCCGTGGTCAACAGCAGTTATACAATCGCATAAATCAGGATGGTCTCTATAAATGGCATTGCACCCATACATTTTACCAAATGGTTTATATTTGTATAAATCTATATCTTTTCTACTCTCACCATTGCCTATACAAAATACTCTATCTGGCATTAAATTATTGTTCCTATATAATTTTCTACATCTTCATATCTATAAAATACTTTTACATTTTTAGATATAGTTTCTATCTTATTATCAATATAGTTCTTTATACCTTTTTTCCATCCAGTACCTAATATTGCTAATATAATATCGTTCTCTGGAAATTGATGTTTAACATTTTCTAAAAGATAAGGTATTTTCTCATCTGTAGAACCTGCTTTATTTTGTGATTTAAATTCTATTCGTATTCTTTTATTTTTTAAAAATAAAACAAATTCAGTTCTACAGATACTATCTTTGTATATACTTCTATATGGAAAATCTTTAACTAGTAATCTATCATCTGGGAATAATTGTCCTTTACCACTTTTAGAATATTTGGTATAATAGATACTCCCTATTCCTTTTGAATTACAAAATAATTCAAATTTCTTTTCATAGGACATACCATTGTATTTTGCTTTTCTTAAACTTGGATTATTAATCATCTTAACCTTTAACAAGTGGAACAAAAGTACACCCTATTAAATTTTTTTCTTTATAAATTGGCACACCTGCCTTCTCTTCTTTTTTAATAATCTCTACTACCTGACCACCATACGGCACAATCATTTTACCACTATCTTTTAATTGTTTAATTAATTTATATGGTATTTCACTTGCCATTGCTGTTACAATAATTCTATCATATGGTGCGTGTTCTTCCCAACCATTGTGACCATCATCTACTTTAAATTTCACGTGTTCATAACCTAATTTTAACATTAACTTTTGTGTTCTTTGTGATAGTTTAAAAATTCTTTCTACTGAATATACATTTGTTGTTAATTCTGCCAACACAGCAGTTTGATAACCTGAACCTGTACCTATCTCTAACACTTTGTCTAAAGGTTTAATACCTAATTGTTCAGTCATATATGCAACCATAAAAGGTTGTGATATAGTTTGACCAAACCCTATTTCTAATGGTGTATCTTCATATGCTACTGTCGGCCAATCCATCCAAACTGCTTTAGTACAAAATTTTTCACGTTGTACTTGTCGCATTGCATAGATAGTTCTCTCATTGATTTTATAACCCTTGCTCATAAGAGTTTTAATCATATGGTCTATATCTCTTTTCATTAAAATCGCCTTTATCTAAAAAATTATCTATAACTTTAATCATTTTAAACGTTCTTTCCAAAACTCTTTTATCTTATTATAGTTAACTGTAAATTGGTTTCTTAACATTAAATAACTTATTCTTTGTTCTTCTTTAAATTTAGGATCAGTTACAATATTTAAATTTCTATGTTCTATTTCATCTTTAGGTATCAATATCAATTGTGCTATTGGTGTACCTGCTTTGATTAACTCTTCTCCTTTTGTAGTGTGCCAAAACATAGGCACCATAATACTACCTATTCCCATATTACAATCTAATACACCTGAAAGTGTTGTAAATCTAAAATCATCTAGGTAAAATGGGTGCATTTGTAATAGTTTATAACCTTTAGGTATTCTTACCTTCCAAGGCATATTAACTTTAATGATTTTCTTTAATGTATCTTTCGGCCAGTTCTCAAAAAAAGGATATAAACCTGCTTTTGCGTGATGATTAATAAACTCTTCTTTTACGCCTATAGTTTTCTCATTTAAAGCTGTTTGCCATCTATAACTTTCTTCATCATCACCAAGAACATCTATCTTAACGTCTTGATGTAGTCTTACAATATATCCTTGATTTCTATAATCAATAATACCTGGACATTTTGATGTATGTCTTTGATCCTTTTTTACTGCGAAAGGTGTATTTTCAAATTCACTTCGTTCTGTCAATGACCCAAATTTTTTATAATCTTGCGCCATCTTAATCATCCATTTGTGTCTATATTCACCTGCCTTAATTATAGGCATAGTCTTTTCAACACCTTCTATTTGTGCTATAAAATCAATTTTCATTTTGGAATCCTTCTCGTATTGTTTCTTTTAATATTAATTGTGCTTCTACTTCATTGTATCTTAAAAATGGTTTTAATTTTTTGAGTTTAGAGGAGATATTAGGCCAGACAACCTTTTCCTTAATTTGTGTATCCCAATCTTTGATAAACGCAATAGCTTTATCAAGTATGATGGCGGTTTGGTAGCTAATTTTTTCTTGGATAAGTAATCGTAGCATTCTTGGATGTTGCCCATTATGAACGCCCATCCCACTATCAAAAGTAATACCACGCTTATTAAAATCGTAAATAATATGACCAATATCGTTTCGCAAATTATAATTAAAAGATTCTCTATATCTTTTATATCGTAAGTAGGTTTTGTGTCCATCATCTTCAAGTAAATTTCCTATCCATTTTTTATTATTATTAGCAAAATTGGAAACAAAATAATCAACAATACTATCTTTAGCATATCTATTTGAAAGTTTATAAAAAAAATATCTATCATTACGCTTTGTAAATTGTTCCAAACTCGTATTCACCTTACCATTATATTTATGATAGTCATAAGCAGTTGTAGTAAAATGTAATTTAACTGCTAAATATGTCTTATAGACATCAAATCCATTATAATTCATTTATTAACCATCTAACAAGTACCTCACACATATTGGAAAATGGTCTTTCATATGTTTTGATATATGATGTGTTACCATTCTTGTTTCCACTTGAGCATTTTCTTTATTTCTTAAATTACATACCCTAGCAAATGCATATAAACTACCTGACCATATCCACTCGGTCATCATACATTGAGGTAATATCATACGTGCCATTTCTGGTGCAATACCTTCCTCTAACATATCATTATAAGTTTCTTTAGCTACATTTATTAAATGTGTAATATCATATTCTATTTCTTCATCACTTGAACCTTGTTTAATACTCTTATCAGGACGTTTTCTCCACATAAATGGAATATAAAAATGTGGTTCATCATCTACATATCTCCTACTCACTTCGTTCCAACTTAAACCAACTTGATGTTTAACTAATTGCCTTGCAACAAAAACAGGTGCCTTAATTCTAAATGATAATGAAGCGTGAGCAAAAGGTGACCAATGTCCGTGTACTGCAAGATATTTAATTAACTTTTCATCTTTGTCTTCAAATTTATCTTTAATTTTTGCAAATGATACTCTAGCAGCGTTCACTACTGATAGGTCACTACCCATTTTATCTATAAGTTCAACGTCCATCTTTAATCTTTTTCTTCTATACTAGTTCCTTTAAAAGGATCTTTTGAAGTATTCCTATTATGCTCATTATATTTCTTATTCTCTTTTGCCTTCATTAATTCCATTTTAATTTGATCCTCAGGAGAATAAACGTTAGTGAGTTGATTTTCTTCTAATATTTTAATCGCTTCTTTATTCTTATCTTTCATTTTACTTTTTCTTTTTGCTCATTTTTATTTTGACGCTTCAAAGGACGAGTATGCATGCCACACTCACCACCACACTTACTTGAACCAACCCACCGACCACTTCGTTCATTGCCAGTTGATATAGCAGTACAAGGGGCACAACCTAATGACCTATAGCCTTCTCTATATAGTTCATTAACTTTTACATTGTTCATTGCTAGATATTGCCAAACTTCTCTTTCTTCCCATATCAAAATAGGGTTCAGTTTAATCAGACCTTTATCTCTTGATTCAATTTCTCTATAATCTGTTCTCGTTCTACCTTCTGTACAACGAAGTCCAGTAACCCAACATTTAGCATCAAAATATTCTAATGCATCCTTTGTAGGTTCAACCTTGAATATTTCACAACACTTGTCGGGGTCAGTTTCGTAGAGATTGGTTTCAGTTTTGTTATCACTTTCAAAGACTTTACTTTCTGGATACCGCTCCACAAATCCCCTCATATATTGTTTTGTTTCTTTAGGTTTAAACGGTGTAGTTACAATAAACCCCTTAATGTTGGGAGATACTTGTTTTGCTAAATCCCAAATAACACAAGAGTCTTTACCCAAACTATTAGCAACAACTAAATTATCTCCATATTCCTCATATGCTTCATCTATTAAATCTAAAGAACGGTCTATTTTTTGCTTTAATGTTAGACCATTAACTAGCTCAAATACTTCTTCACTCGTAGTTGTAATTTCTTTCATTATTTACATCTCTTTCTCATCTTTAGTTAATTCCTTTTCCTTAGATTGTACATGATTCACATTCTTCGTCATTTAATATTTCTTTATTTTCTTCTTTCCATTCTGTTTTTGAATTATCAACTTCTTTCACACCATCGTGCCAACCAATAGGATGTACAGGCTCATC